AGGTCCCCGACGCCGCGCCGCCACCAGTGCCGCCCCGAGCGACCGCAAGCGTTCCTGCCGTCAGGTCGCTCGCCGATCCACTGGTGGCAATCGCCGCAAGGCCGGACACGTCTGAAGCGGTGATGGCTAGTGCGGTCTTGGCTTGAGCCGCGGTTCCATCAATCGGATCGCCGGTTCCAGCCCCGGCTGCGCGCATCTTGAACGTCGCCTGCGCCATATTGGCGAGCTTGGCATTGGTGATGCTGTCGTTATCGACGGTCCAGACGGTGCCCGATCCGGAAATGGTGATATCGCCCTTGTCGCCATCGCTAACCAGCGCTTCCGTCGTGTCGGTGTTGCGCTCGAAGCCGGCAAGAAACCGATACCATTCAGGAGCAATCCGCCCCTTATTGTCTACCAACGGCTTGGTCGGCGGCGGGATCATCGAATATCCGCAAAGTAACCGAGTACGCAGCGCCTCACGCTATCGGGGAACTGGAACCTCAACTGAAGCTGGCGGAACTCGACATTTACGCGCCACACTGCCCTGACTGTATAGTCGCCCTGCGCGCCCATCGAGCGCCACATCTCATTCGACCATGAGCGTCCGCCATTTTTCGAATAGGTGAGAATGGCCTGGGGATCGGTGACAGTCAGCGTCCCGACGCCAGTCTCCATGAAGGTTTCCAGAGAATAGAGCGTCTGCCGATTCACCCCGTCGCCGATGGGCGGAAGCTCGACAGTGACCGGAATTGTGGTGCCGTTCTCGGTATAGGTATCGAGGTCGTATTCGTAGATCTTGCCGGTCTGGTTGTCGCCGACGAGCTGCTTGCCATAGGCATAGATGCTGCACCCGATCCGGTAATAATCCAGTCCGAAGCTCTCGCGCTCGGCCCACGCCGAAGTCGCGACATCATAGGCCCATGTTCCTACGTCCGTGTTCAGGACGTAGAATTTGTGGCCCTCCAGCGTGTAGGTGAAGGCCCTGAACCAACTCGCATCGGCCAGTGTCCGTTCAACTGCGTGCGTGGAAATTCTGAGCGGGGCATAGCCGTCCAGCCGATAGGCGATCCGGTCATCGCCGACGAACAATAAGGCATTGTCGAGCTTGGCGATCGAATCCCGATCGATGCACCCGCGCTCGATAAAAGCGTTACCCTGCCGCTCGAACGGGAAGTCGGCGGCCCCGGTGTTCACCCATATTTCGGTTGAGGGAACGCTTCCCGTCGATCCTCCGAACAGGACCAGTTCACGGTGATCGTTGATAACGCCGGTCAGATTGTCGGGAGAGCCTTCGACCGTAGCTACGTCCAGCGGATCATAGGTGAGGCCGTCATTCAGCCCCGAGATGATGAACTGGTCGGAATTGGCGATCAGCCAGACGAAATAGCCATCGATGCAGGTGACATCGGATACGATCGGGAGATTGATCGGATTCGACAGCACGCTCCCCGACAGAACATATCCTGTCGTTCCGCCATTGTGGATCGCGATTTCCAGCCCGTTGTCCGCCATCCGCACCGGATTTGACCCGGTGATCGTTCCGAGGTTGGTTGTGGCGGCCGCGGAATCAATTCCGTAGAGCGTGGTTCCGATGACCGCATAGAGTGTGGTTCCGAGCCGATGCATCCCGCGCACCGGAAGGTCCTGAACATTGGCGAAAATGATCGTTCCAGGGATCGCCTGGATTGAGAACAGTTCGGCCTTGTCGCCTTCGGATTGCTCGGCAAAGGCATTGATAAGCCGAGCGCCACCCCACGGACCCGAGCGGCCCTTTGAGGATTGCAGTGCCGGCTTCAGCGCCGCGTCCATCAGCCGAAGTCCGGTTCGGGCTGCATGTATATTGAAGCCGATTCCGTATCCCAATAATCAAGGATCTGTTTCGCCTCGATCGCCTTGCGTTCGATCTTGGCCGCCAGCCGCGGATCGTTGACCGGATATTCGGTCTCCAAATCATCGGAGAGCATCCAGATGACCGGATCAAGCCACTCCTGCGGCATGTCCAGGTCGTCGGTAGAGGCGTCCATGTCGTCGATGCGGCGAAGGTAGGTATATTCGAGGGTGTAATCCGAGGCCGCGTTGGTATCCGGTGCGGGCCAGACGTAGAGTACCCCGTTGTCCCTCTGGGAATCGAAGTAGAAGCTCACCGGGATTGAGGGTGATGCGGTCTTGTTTGGGAGGTCGAAATACTCCTGACGGCTCAGCTCATTGAGCGGAACATCATATCCGCTGGAATTGCGCCGCCTCACCGATGGAATGCGCATCGGGAACGGGCTGGACAGCGTGTAGCTTGCCTGACTGGCGACCAGGGCCAGAGACGCCTCACTGCGCAACGACAGGCGGTCGGACGTGCCGAGCTTGGACTTGAGGATCAGATTCAGGCTCGAAAGACCATCCTGGTACATGCGCGGAGAGACGGCCTCTCCCTCGGATGCCTTCCCGAGACGGTGGAACGCCTTCTCGATGATCTGGTTGGCGTTGAGGCTGAAATTGGTCGATCCGCTGACGCTCACAGGCCCTCTCCGTTCAGATGACCTTCGCCCATCATCGCGGAGCCATCAGCATTGATGATTGGCGTAAGACTGTCTTCCCAGACGATATTGAGGGCGAGGAATGTGTCGGTCGGCTCGGGGCGGGCGTGGTCGAGCGCGGGCTGCTCGGTTCTGGCGCGGAGGAAGTCCTGCGGGTTGCGCTTATCGACGAAGCGGCGATCAACGAACTCGCCGTCCCACTGCTTGACCAGATTACGATAGGGAACCTTGAACCCGGATGCCGGGTCGATGGATTGTGGTTCTGGGCGTCGGCGCATCAGCCATCCACTCTTTCCCAACCATTGCGCTCGATTGCGGCCTTCAGCTTGGAATCGTTACGGGCTTCATCGAGCGTCATTTTCTTCAAGATTTCACCGGCAGGGGACAGGACCTCGTAATGCTCCCCGTTCACCCTGCCGGTAATGCGCTGGCTCATTGAAGTTCCTTGGGGAGCGAAAAGCCATTCGCCTTGAGGACTTCGACAATCGCGTCGATGCGCTTGCCGTGATCGTCCTGCTTGGGCTCTTCTTTCTTCTTCTCAGCCATGTTCAGTCTCCTTAGGAGTCAGCGGTCGGGATCAGGAACCCAGACGCGCCGACCGCGCCGGTGACGCGGTTCTCGAAGGCGCCGAGGCCCACGGTCGTGGTGAACAGCTTGTCCGACGAGGTGGTCAGTGTCTGGACCTGGTTCCAGGTGACAAAGCCGGTCGAGGTCGTTCCGCCGACGTTGATCAGCGAACCGTTGGCCGTGGTGGTGTTCTTCCGGTAACCGATGTTGCTGTCGGCAATGAAGTTGGTGAGGACGCCGGCCGTCACGGTGATCAGGATCGCCGCATCCACGGTCGTCACCATGTTGATCTTGTTGCGGGCGAGCGTGCAGGCGTCGATATCATTCGCCGTCAGCACGAATGAATTGACCGAAGTCGTGCCGAGGCTGTTCCACACGCTGTCCGTGATGGTGAGGCCGTCAACGGTGTTCGCTGCACCCGTCGACTTCACGATATTGAGGAAGTTGAGAACGCCAGACGTGTCGGCGAAGAAGCAGTTCTGGACCGTGAACCACTTGGCGGTCGTCAGCGTGAAGCACGCCGCGATCGACAGGAAGTTGCCGAAGAACTGGCAGTTGTAGAAGCTGATGTTGTCGGCAGAGACGTTGATCGTCGCGGTGTTCGCCGTGTCGATCGTGAACTTGGGCCGCTTGTTGCCCGCGCCGAGGCCGATGATCGCGACACCCGCGACCGAAAGCGTCAGAGCCGTCGAGCTGGAAATGGTTTCCGCGTGTCCCGGCTTGACCATCAGAATGTCGCCGCGCGCCGCGCCGCCGTCAGCGGAGATCGCCGTCATGGCACCGGAGAGCGTCGAGAAGGGCGCATTGAACGTGCCGCGGTTGCTGTCGGAGCCGCCGCGATCGCCACGCTGAAGCGTGGACGCATTGGAGAGCCACCAGACCTTGCCTGGGTTGGCGACAACTAGAGGAACGCCGCGAATGGCGACGCCCTGCGCAAAACCATTGGGAAAATTCGATA